GTCCCGGCTGTAGCCCGTAATCAGGCAGTAGGACGAGCCGTCAACCTGGAAGCCGTTGCCCGAGCGGTCGGAGTCGGAGTTGTGCCCGGCGTTGTTGGAGTCGGCGTTGCACCCGAGCAATTGCACGCGGTCGCTGTTGTGCGCCCAGAAGCCGTGCGCGTTATTGTCCTGCGCCTCGCAGTTGAGGAGCGTCACACTGTGCGTGGCCTCAATCTGGAAGCCATGCCCCACGCTGCCATCGACGTTGCCAGCGTAGAACGCCTTGCAGTTGCTGAGGCGGTTATTGGCCTGTGCGATGTAGTATCCCTGCTTGCCGATGCCGCCGGCGCTGCACAAGTTGAGGTCGCAGTCGGGCGCGGCGAGGTTGAAGCCAATGCCGTCGCAATCGCGGACGTTGACCAGCGAGAGCTTGCCCTCACCCTGGCCTTCCGCCTTGAATCCGTCCTCTTTGCAATTGACGACCGTGACGTTGAACACCTTCCAGTAGGCGTCGGCGTATTCCTGCGGGCTGGTCAATGGGCAGTTGAAGTGCAGCCCGTGCCGGCCAGAGCCTGTTGACTGATTCGCCTTATTGCCGTCAACGCGCAGGTTCATAGCGCCGAAGAAGCGGTCCCCATCGTCCGCGTTCTTCAGCACCGGTCCGCCGATGTTCGTCTTGGCGCGGAGGACGGTGCCATCACCCTGCCCGGCGAGCATGACGTGATTGCGCAACTGGATGGTGCCGACCGTGAACACCCCCAGCGGCAGCGTGACCAGCCCCCCGCCATCTTCGCCAATCTCAGCGTCGACGGAGTCAATCGCCGCCTGAATCGCGGCCGTGGCGTCCGTGACGCCGGTCGGGTCAATGCCGGTCACCAGCGTACTGGCGTCGGCACCGGGTCTCCCTTTCTTGCCGGCGAGTCGAATGGCCATGCGTTAGTCCCCTATCCGGCTAAAGATGCTGTCCACCCAGGCCGCGTGAAACTGGAGCGTCATGTCGTATGCCTGCGACTTCTTGAAACCGGCCTTCACCAGTTCGGCGTAGTGCAGGCGCAGCATCTTGGCCGCACTCTCCATCCCGCTCTGGACCTGGTCCATCTGGTGCACCTCCTGCGTGTCGAGGAGCCGCACGTAGTCCATGTGGTCCTTATCCGGCATTGGTGGCTCCTCTAGCGATTCCCGCTTCTCAGACGTTCTAGTGCTCGATGGAGGCGAAACTCTTCAACCTTCATGGCTACCCACAGCACTCCCCACAGGAGAATGCCAACGCCGGCTATGCGCGTCATCCACAACGCCACGAAAGACAGAACCTCGCTCATGCTGACCCCCGTAGTAACCCGAGTTGCTGCGCTGCCAGCGCAATTTCGTAGTAGGGCTTCACGCAACTGCTCCTTGCTCTGCTGGCAATGGTCTATGAAGCGCCACGAAGTGAATCCCGCTCGATGCAGACATACGGGCTATCCGGCGGGCATGAATCGCGCAAAGCCCACTGCCAGCTCTTCGCCAACTTCACATGGCGCTTTCCGCACCAACCGCATACGCCCGGCTGGTATTGCTTGTAAATGCCCATGCGACACAAGAGGCGCGAGTACGGACGATTCAGCCCAAGGCTGTTGATGACGCGCATCCAGACAACCCACAACGCCAGTTTGCGGTTGCGGTAGAACGGGTCAGACCAGAGTGTCCTGAGGTCACTCATGCGGCTTCACCTGGCTGCGGCTGCGTCGTTCCCGGTTCCGCGTTCTGGTCGGCTTGCTCTTGTGCACCGGCACCGGCCACGGAGAACGCTTGCTCCATCTCCTGCCGCCGCTTCTCCTGCTCGCTCTGCATCCGTGCAATCTCCTCCTCCGGAATGCCAGCCTGCGCCATGAGCCACGGGTCGCCCGTCTCGATGATTTGCCCCAGCAGAATCAGCCGCGTCGCCTTCTCATCCGGCGCTTCGGTGAACAGCGGTCGTGGCCCGATGCTGCACTCCAGCAGGCCCTGGCCGTAGCTGTCGAGATTGAACGTGCTGAACGGGTCGTAGCGGTCAGGGCGGGCCTTCACGAGGTCAGCCGGGTAATCGCCACGCCCCAGCCGATAGCCCATCATGGTCGTGCCCATCTGCAGCAACTTGACCGTCTGTGGGTCCATGTTGGCCTGGACGGCTTCCACGAGGCCTAGGATGGTGAACAGGGCGCGTTCGACGCCGGGCGCGGTCAGTTGCGTCATCTGCAGCAGTTCCTGCCCGACGCGCGCCTCCGGGTTCTCGGCCGTGATGCTGTCCATGACGATTTGCAGCATCTCTTTGGTCTGGCCGAGGTCAGTCTGAATGCTGGTAAAATCCCCATCCTTTTGCAGTTGAATCAGATTCATCGTCTCAGCGTTGGCGCGGCGCAGCGCTTCAACTTCGGCGGCGGTGTCGAACGTGCCTTCCCCGTCCATGGACGTGTTGTTGCGTCCGACCGTGATGGTCTTGCCTGGGGCTACGCCCTGAATGCCGCCCTTGACACCAATCGGTGCACTGAACTGCTTGCGCTGGTAGTCCATCGCATGGCTAAGAACGCTGTTGAGTTGCATCGACTGGCGCAGCGTCTTCTCTAGCGACGAGATGCCGCGGTCGTCGCCGGCCACAATCTCGTGGCGGTCCCACACGGCCGGCACAAAGCCGAAAAGGTTCGGGATGACCTCCCCTTCGCCCGTGTAGTTGTACGGCTTATCGTTCTTGAAATACCGGTACGCCTCGCCATCGACCTCTTTGCGGAACGTGTATTCCTCCGCCTTGATGTCTCGCCCGTACGCTTTGCTCGCCGGCTGGTTGACCTGGTACTCGACGGTGTACGCCTTCACATTGCCGATGCTGTCGAGCTCAATGTGCTTGATGTGGCGTGGGTCGATGGTGTTGGGCTGGACGTTGCCGCGCGACAAGTCCTCGACCAACTCCGTGAGGCCGTCGCCAAGGATGGCGCAGAGCGTGGGGCGCAGGCTCTTGTACTGCGACCACTGCCACTGGTTCATGAGCATGGAGTACGCGGCAACCATCGCGTCATCAGCGGCTTGCTTGCCGGTGTCCGGGTCGAGCGGGATGGCGCCCCGACTCCCGTCAGGCAGCGGCTGGCCATCCTTGCTCAAGGGCCCTGGATAGACGAACTGGGTGTAGACGTTGACGACGGCGGACGCCTGTCGCCAGAGTTGCATCGTGTTCTTGTAGAGGGCCGGGTCGCGCACGGACGCTGAGCGCATCCGAGGGTCGTTCTGCCATTGCCCGAGCCACCACAGCCAGAGCAGGTCGTAGTGGGCGTTGCGGGCAGTGAGGTCGGTGCCAGGGAGCGTGTAGCCGCGATAGGCGGCGAGTCCTGCGCTCATTCCCGCCCTCAGTCGCGTGAGTAGGTTGGGCATACCGCTCGTCTCACGATGGGCGCTCCTCAGATGACGCAGGGCATAGCAGCATTAACCGCCGTAGCGTTACATGGCGCAGTGTAGCACTCGCTCGTGCGTTATCGGGGGAGTCCCGAAAACGCCAGGAGCAGCGCGTCGTCAATCTCGCCGCCGGCTCCGTCCAGGTCGAGATGGGCACATGCGTAGCGTGCAGCGTCTAAGCCATGATTCGAGTGGTCCATTGGTTTGTCTTTCAACGTTTCCCCTCCCACGTTTTTTGCCCAGACGTATTCAGGAATCTCTTGGGCCGTACACCACGGAAACTTTGCTTCAACCAATGCCTCATCTCTCAGCAAAAGCGCGCTCTCGCTCATCACCAAGCGTGGCCGACCGTCACCTGGGTCTGCGAGCCGAGCTTGCATGGCGCCAATGCCCGGCATGATGTCGTTGATTGCTGCTTTTGCATTGAGCCCGGCCCGCTGGAACTGCTCGATGTACTGCGGTTCTGCAGGGTCACAGACCCACTCGTCTATCCCGAGGTGTTCGGTCATCTCCAGGGCACGAGCAACCCACCAGTCAATCGTCTTTCGCGTGTGATAGTGCTCAGCGACCAGGTACATTCGCCCATCTCCTCCAATGGCCCATGCTTGCAAGCACCCAGGGTTTACAAACCCCCAGTCACACGAACCAAGCACCCACGAAACGACAGAGCGATTGATAGAAATCACTGCAAATACCCCGTAGTATCAACGTTTTTGGTATCATTAGCACTGTGGAACTTATCTGCCAACACTGCCAAAAACCCTTCAACGTCGAGCCTTGGCAGGTGAGACGCGGCCGCAAATTCTGCAGTAACCCCTGTGCCGGATTGGCCAAGGTCGGTCAAGTTGAAGTCAGTTGCCAGACTTGCGGCAAGCCGTTCTCTGTCGTCGCATCTCGCAGTCACAAGGCCAGACACTGCTCGAAAGAATGCCAGCGACGTCAAGTCGAGAAGACCTGCGAAGTGTGCGGAGCTAGTTATTCCGTAAAGCAATGCGAGGCTCCTCAGCGACGCTCGTGCTCTCGGAAGTGTTCGATGGACCTGCGCAGACGCGAGCGGGACAGATATAGCTATGACCGGCCACGTCTCCCCGAAGAACGCGAGAAGATTGCCGAAAGCCTGCGTGCTTATTACCGGGAGCACCCAGAGAAACACCCCCGTTGGCGTGGCGGTACCTTTAGTCAAAAGCGTGGACCCAATTGGCCCGAACAAAGCAAGGCAGCACGAGAGCGTGACCAGTTCACCTGCCAGCACTGCGGAATGACGGAAGCCGAACTGGGTAAGAGGATGGCGGTCCATCATATCAAGCCATTTCGCCAATTTGAGTCGAGCGAGGAAGCCAACCAACTCGACAACCTGGTGTCGCTCTGCCCGAGTTGCCACTGGAAGGCTGACCACGCACTGGGAGTGTTTCGGCTCAGTAGATAATGTGCGCATCGCGCAGCCATTCCTCACTCACCAAATGCATGTCATCTCGCCACGCGTCATACACCTGACCTTCGGACGCAACCCACTTGCCGAGGCGCAAACGCTGGTAGCGCACGCCGGTGAGTTGGTCGAGCACACCCTTGATGTACGACTCGCCATCAGCCGTCATCGTGCCGTTGGCGGTGAAGTAGCGCGGGTTGTCCTCGTGCCGGCTGAGGAATCGCGTGGTCTTCTCGGTATTCGCCCGCTGGTTCAGCCAGTGAGTAGGAGCCTGCGGGTTGCAGTCTCCCAGGAGTTGCTGGTACGGCAGGGTGCCGGCGCGCAGACGGGTGGTAATCGCTTCCCAGTTCTGCTCGGTGATGTCGGTGGCTTCGTTCACGTACACCACGTCGTACTCCGTGGACATGATTTTGCTGTCCTGGTCCATACCACCCACGACGATGCGTGAACCATTCGGATAGCGATACGAGGCCGGTTCTTCCTTATTGCCGCTGAAGAATTTTGCGCCAAAGCTCTCCACCGGCAGGACATGGCGACGGAATGAGGAGAGTGCTGACGCACTCAGGGATGCTTGCGTCTTGCGCACAAACAAGCCGATGAAGCCAGGATTGTTGGCCGCCAGCAGGTGCATGTACCAGAGCGCGGCAAGCGTCTTGCCGGTTCCTGCCGGGCCATCCATGATGACCTCCCGGTCGGTGCACGAGAAGATGCGCTCGCCGGCTCCACGAAACTCCAGGCCAATGTCACCGGGAGAGTACGTCCGCTTCGATGGGTAGAGCCGCTGAATCGCCCGAGACGCCAGTGAGACGGGCATATTCGTTCGTGATGGCGCGTAGAGTGGCGTCGTCACGGACATGGCGCCGCACCGCATCCACCATCAGGCCCAGCAAGGCCGCCGCCTGCTCGACATGCACCAGCTGCTGCGCTTCCACCAGCCGCTTGCGTTCGCTCTCGACCAGTTTGCGCCGACGCTCGATAAGCCCGGTCACCTCCGCCCACGCCGCACTGTCGTGACTGCCGCGGTCGATAAGCTCGCACATGACGTTGACCGCGCTTGCAATGGCGGCCGACCTCAGGTCTTTGTCCGGGATGCGGCGTGCGGCTTCCAATTCCCGCCGCGCCTCCCGCAATTCCGTCCAAATCCGCCCCGACTCGCCCGAATCCACCCGCCGCAGAACGTCGGACAGCCTGGACTCGATGAGCGCGATATCCTCGTCCAGCAGCAGCTTGTCCGGGTTGTCGAGCGATGCCTGGTAGTCGTCCAGCAGCCGCTTGGGCAGGTACTTGGAGCGTCCTCCATCCTTCCACGTCTTGGAGGCCGGGCCGGCCAGTGAGCGACCACCGTGGTGATAGCAAACGTTGCGACCCTTGACGGCCTTCGCTCCACATCGTTCGCCGGTGCGCTTGGAAGTCGCGGTGCATTGCGCCATAACTCAAGAGGTGACGCGCTGGTCAAGAGGTGGTGTCATGGTGCCCGCTCCAGTTCGGCGGTACCCCCCGAGAAGTTTTCCCACCTGCGGATGATGACGTCGCAGTACCGCGGGTCTAACTCCATCAAACGCGCGCGGCGCCCGTCCTGCTCTGCAGCAATCAGCGTTGAACCCGAGCCACCAAAGAGGTCCAGCACAATATCACCAGGCTGACTGCTGTTGCGCATGGCTCGCGCCGCAAGCTCCACAGGCTTTTGAGTTGGGTGGTATTCGTTCTTGGGCGCACGGTCGACGTCCCAGACCGTTACCTCATTGGTCGGGCCATACCAATACGGTGCTTGTCCCCGGCGATGGCCATAAAAACAGGGCTCGTGCTGCTGCTTGTACTGAGCAGAGAGCGAGCCAAACTGCGCGAGGTTCTTGCGCCAAATAATTTGGGCTCGCACTTCCCAGCCGCTGTCATGCAGAGCTTGAAGGACTGGCATGCTGGTGCGGTCAGCATGCCAGAGATAGAGCGGAGCTTTCGGGTCACAGTAACGCGGCAGCACCGACAACACATCTGCGTAAATGGACGTGCCTGCATGGTCGCCGACCAGTTTCTCCCGGACCTTCGTACCACCTTCATAGTCCACACCGTACGGTGGGTCAGTGAACACCAACTGCGCAGTAGTGCCCGAGAGCAAGCGGTCTAGGTCGGTCACCACTGTGCTATCCCCGCAGAGCAACCGGTGCTCACCCAACCGCCACAAGTCGCCTGGCCGCGTTGTCGGCTCCACGGGCGGCTCTGGCACCTCGTCCGGGTCCGTCAATCCTTCCGTGCCCTGCCCTGCACCATCGGACGCAATCAGGTCTGCCGCTTCCTCCGGCGTCATCGCCACCGCTGCGATGTCCACCTCCTGCATGAGCGCGGCCAGGACCTCGGTATCCCAGCCCGAGGCGAGCTCAGCGGTGCGGTTGTCGTAGAACGCTAACTTACGCGCCATCGCATCGCTCGCCGATGCAAGGTCGATGCGCTTGTGGACAATCGGCTTTGTGCCGTCCGACTCAACGAGGATGTACTCGGTCATGTCCAGGTCGGCCAGCGCTTCCGCGGTGGCGTTGCCGGCAAGAATCGTGTCGTCGTTCGCAATCACTAACGAACGACCAAACCCAGTCTCCGTAATCGACGTGGAGATAGACGCAAGGTTACGTTCGTTGTGCACCTTCGCGTTATTGGGGTCCTGTTTCAGGTCGCCGAGGTGGCCGACATCGACTCGTGTGCTCATAGCCCCAATCATAGCAGTGATAACGCGTGTGGCGGTATCAGGCACGTCGTTCGTCATGCCGGCTCCACCTTCACCCGGCGCACGTTGAACCGCTCGCGCTCTCCCTGATATCCACGCCATCCCCTCACATGTTCGGATGCATCAATCAACACGCCGCGAGCAATGTCGTGTCCGAGTTGAAGCGGCAAGCGACCCCAGGTAAGCGGCAACGGCGTTCCGGGAGGGTCTTCCAGATTCCACGCCGTGAGGGCGTACAACACGCTTCGTGTTGTCATCGAATCGCCCGACGCCACCCGGCGCAAGAGACCGGTGCTGTACGTCACCTCAACGGGCGTGCTTTCGTAGCCCTTGAGAACTATCTCCAATGTCACCAATTCGTCCGGGTAGACGAGTTCATCTGGATAGACTGGTCCGACGTCACTCAACCGCGGCATCACCTCCCTCCCTGCAAATCCAGCGCCATCGCCAGCCCGAACATCGCCGCCTCGGCCAAGCTCTCCCCCTGCACCACGAACCGCACCTCTCCCACCGGCAGCCAGGCCGTCTTGCCACGCACCTCGTACGGTGCTGCCTCCGTCCACGACACCTCCCAGCCCAGGCTGACCAGTTCCCCGATGAAGCGGCGCTCGTCCTCGCCCTCGGCCAGCGGCGGGATGTGGTGCGCTTGCAGGAGGTCCAGTGCCCAGGTGATAGGGCCGGGCTCAGTCATCGACATAGTCGGCAAGGTTAATTAGTGGC